TTTTCCTATCCCCTGTGTGCCTTGCCTCCCACGACTGTCCTTTTGATAAAATAAAAGCCTTGACTCTATCTCTTAATTGACTTACTTCTTGCTTTGCCATAGATTAATTTGTTAAATAGATAAAATTATCTACATATAGTTTTGTTTGTAGATAAATATATCTATATTTGCACTTGTAATAATTAATACAACATCAAAGGTAAAGAAATTAGAACATATATAATAATGTAAGGAGGCAAAAATGGAAAAATTAAACCTACAAGGTCATGAGACTGGCGCTCGTTCGTTCAGGGAGATTTACTTCTCCATGGACAACACACCGCCCAAGAAGGCTTTCATCCAAAAGATAGCTACCATTACCAAACGATGTGAATCGGCCGTCAGATGTTGGGTAGCGGGAGTCTACCAACCGGATGCGTTAGCCCAAGAAGTGATAGAAAGAGAACTTGGCATCCCAGCCAGCGAGTTATTCCCAAAGGAGGATAAGGTATGCGCGCAATAGAATTCTATACCACCCCCTCCGGCGAAGTTACTATCAAAGAGCAGGGACAGCCGGAACGCCAACTGAAAGAGTCCGATACGGAATTCATTCAAAGTTTCCTTGAGATTTTGGAAGAGTTCTATCCGGAGGCTTATGCGGCACTCCGCAAGTATTACGCCCGCTACGTAAATCCCGCAAAACGAAACGTGATGGTTGTGAAAAACGAAATGCGTTTATTGAAACAAAAACGAAATGTGCTTCAAATTTAATCCGCAAAGTAACCGCCTATTTGCAAAATCAAAGCAAAACACCTTCTTTATACATAAAAATAAACGGCATTCAAATGGACTTCTAACCCTATTTGAATACCGTTTTTTATTGCCGGCTGTGGTAAAAAAGCGTCTACTAAAGTTGTTTATTCCATACTTTTTTCGTACCTTTACAAGGTAGTTAAGATGGATTGTTATAGCCTTTTATCGTATGTCGAATAGGCTTCTACTTGCGGGATGCGACGTATAATGCCTTTCCCGATGTTATCCAAACAACGTCCTAACGTCCGGATCATGGCCGGAATGATTTCTCGCTCATAAAAGACGCGTAGAGCTGCGCATCATAGTCTATTTTTACTATCTCCTGCTCGCAAATATCGCCGGTGTCATAGCCGGAGTCTGCCCAAAACCATGTGGCGGCGGTTATCGGTTCCCCTCGTTTATACGCCCATTTGATAGATGATGCCCCGCGCCCATAAGGTAATGGGGACGGATGGAATATCAACGTACCCCAGTTCGCCTCTTTCAGTTCTTCATCGGAAACTTTCACCGTAAGGAGTGGCGCAATGGCAAGGTCACAACGATACCCTTCACACCAAAGCGTATGCCCTTTTGCCTTAACGAACATTTCGGCCGCTTTGAATGCCTCCGACCCGCAATTTCCCAATATTTTAATTACCATTCCCTATATATTTAAACGCCTGAACCGCCCTGAAATGGCCGCCATAACCGGTTGCCGCATGATCAGACTTATTTAACCTTTGGGCCGAACGTGCCATCGAAGCCGCGCTGCGCCCTTTATTAACTCCATATAAATGTGCTCCGGTTTGTATCCACTTTTTAGAGTGACGTAACGCTCCATATAGTTGCGGGTGTGAGGTGTGAAAGAACACCGGGTAAGGTTTACCACATCTACCATGTCCCTGAAGATGATATTCACAAACGGCCGCTAAAAATTTAGTGCCAACGCCTATTCCCTGCCATTCGGGAAGTACTACCAATCGGGTGGACCGGTAAGCCTTTGCCGTAAAGAGTGGTGTTACCGCTAAATGACAGACGGGCTCACCACCGACAAAGCCAACGAAATACTCGGCTGCGACCGGCATAGGAAGGTCTAAATAATAATGCCGCTTAAACAACCTTGGGAATACAGTTCCCCTGACTTTATAAATTTGAAGTTCGAGTCTTGGACGTTGCCGAAGGCAGTCACGGTCGTAAAACCGTGCCTCCGCGGTATCATATACCCAGTCAGGTTGTAACCATTCGATTATATCATAGTGGCAGGAAAGAAGCACGATCTGCCCGCCGCCGCGTCTCCACGTCTTCGAGAACGCGGCGGCCCCGACCTTGGCTATCTGTCGGTCAATGACCGATGTAAACTCGTCTACCACGGCATGCCGCGGTCGCTCGCACGCCAAACGCGCGAGACCCGCCCGGAATTTCTCTCCATTACTCAACACGTGGAACGGCCGGAGCCACGCTGGAACATCGCCGAGGCCAACGGCTGAAAGCATACCCGTCACCGTGTTAAAGTCTCCATCGGGGGCGATACAATCCACAATAGGTTTATTCTTATCCCAGCCGGAATAGAGGTCATAAATAGGTTCTTTGAAAATCTTACTTCCAATACTGGTTTTTCCGCTACCGGATGGACCGACAATCAGTCCGATTTGCCATACCCGGTTTTCGATGGGTAGTTCTACCGTCTTTTCCCAGTCGCAGCCTTTCTCCGCGTTGAAAAGACTTTTTACCCGTGCGGCCCGATAGCTGTTGAAGTCGCTACAATGGTGTTGTACCTCTATTCTCATACGTTCACCACTTTAAGTGTTAGACCTTCTTTCAGGAGACGCTCATAAATCTCCTTTTGCTCTTTTTCATCCGCGCAAATGACGATCACGCCATATTGCGGCTTGTAAGTGTACTTGCCCATACTTGTCTCGTTTTAAGGATTTGGAACAAAGGTAGAACCAAACTATCTAGTGAACGAATTTACGCCTGATCTTGCACTGCACGGCCCATGCAGTCGCTTGATAAATAGCGAATGGTATCGTACACCTTTCGCTTCGCTCAAGGCACTATTTGTCAGAAAGGACGGCCACGATATAGGTTGTCTTTTCACCCTCCGCCCGCATTCGGGTATAATCATCGAACAAATCGACATACAAACAATCGCTTGTCCTTATTCCGGCGTTAAATAGACGCTGGAGCAATTCCTTATTGAAAGAAAGTATCTCGTATATTGTCATAATCTCCAAAAATTAAAGTATATTTGTATTGCCAATCACATAAAACAAAACGAGACATCGCGACTGAAGGCATACAGCCCCCGGTCGTGCGGTGTCTCGCATTTGTTTGTTAGTATGTGATTGGCGTCTTTACTAACAGCCGGGGGCTTTTATTTGCCCGCCCCCCGATAAAGGCGTTAAGGTTGCCTGATAAAATCAACAGCTAAACCATAGCTTCAATCCTTTCATTTCTAGACCTTAATTTACCAATGATAAATTATTGCGCTCTTATTTCTTGGAATCATCCATACCGCTAAGTGTTGTCGCTGATATCGATTATGAGATCGCCATGATTTGCACTCCAAACGTATTGCTAGACTTTGTATATGTCAGTATCATCATTCCACCAATCCTTCCCATAACGCATAGCCAAAACCAGTAAAAGAGATTGATAAGTCGCCGTTAGCATCTTCCGAAAATATATTTACGGATAAGTCCGTTCTATAATTAATATTATCAGATTTCCCATTGATAAAGAAAACATTCCCATCTTTAGCGGCTTGGATGATTTCTTTTAGGCCGGCTTCTCCTCCCACGGCCGTTCCGATGTCATCGGAAGCCGAACTACCTGTAAGTGAATAAAGGCTTAGACTTAGCCTGTATCCTCTTTTATAACTAACGTTACATTCTGCCACTGGCGTTAATCTTATTGTTTTTGAGATGCCCCCATCCCCCGCCATAGATTTTGGCATATCAAATACAAGGAAAGGATAATTCAATATAACCAGACTTGCCGAGACCGGGATCGAGTAATTGCCAGTCGGTTCGTTCTTTGATATATTATATTTTTTTTCTTGCCTTGATAGCGTCTTTTATCCTAGCTTCCTCGTCACTTCCTCCGGCGGCGGCATGTATCTCACTGCTGGGGGTTCCCGCTTTCAGATCCAACAAGGCGACAGGTAGATAATAGGTATCATCCCCGCTCTCCTGGATCTCGCAAGAGTATATCCAGGCATTCCCGTTATTTGTCCCGTTTATCTTGATGGTCTTGAGCTTGCCGGACACCACGTATGTCAAGGACAATGAACATTTTGAATCTTCATACGAGGCATCAACAAAGCATTTGTAATTGCCTATGTATATATCCATGACATCCGCCGCATACTCCATCGAGGGTAAATTTGAGTACATGGCCGCCATACCAGCGATTAAAAACGCATCAGAGACCCCATCTAAAGAAAACAAGGATATGATATCCTCACTGGAGGAGGTCTCAGACAGGTTGGTAATGTTCACGGGAAGTGAAATCCCATCCTTGAGACCATTCAATTTAGAATAATCAGCCTTGCTCATCAACCCATCCTTATCGTTGCTAGCATTGGCTATCTCGGAGAACGAGCCATCCGTTACGCCGTTGGCGGATGGGGTGAACGCGTATTTTTTTCCTGTCACCAAGGCGGCGGCGTTAGATACGCTCACGTTCCCGCTTCCCCCGCCGATCCTCCGGATATGGTTATGTTACCGCTACCTATCAATGATTGCCCGTTAATCGTCTTAAGGTCCGTATCCTTCACGAACTTGCTATCATTGGTTAGCTGGCTCGTCTTGGATGGGATCGTCGTGTTGGATGGTAACGCCCCCACCTCGCTCGCCGTATCGGTGGGCTTGGTCGTGGAATTTACCCAACCCGGCTTATTGAGGACATTGCTCCAATCCACGGAGTCGGCCACGCCACCTCCCGATCCTCCGGTACCGTCCTTGCCTTTGGGGATACCGAGGTTTATCTTGTATTTAGGATTCCCGTTTGAGTCGGATCCGTTCCGCACGACCTCGGACGTGGCGGACTCCGTGGGTGATAACGTCGTAGTCGTGCCCGTCTCCAACACCGGTGTCTTGCCATCCGCCACGCTATCCGGCATATTGTTAACCTTCTCCAGAAGATCGTTGGTCTTCGTTATCGTATAAATCAAATTAGCCATTTTCTTTCAATACTTTTATTTCCACATCTTCAGAATCTTTGATTATCTCGCCAAGTGAGTCATACAGGTATTCCCTCATG